GTACCTTTCCATGTATTCCAGAAGTCTATCGCTAAAGAAAACAATTCTCTCTTTTTTGCCCTTTCCTAATACCTTGCAGAAGCCTTCTTTTAAGTCTATATCTTCTACTCGCATGCCTACAATTTCACTGACGCGGCAACCCGTGGCAAGAAAGAGTTCAAGAACCAGATTATCCCGGACGTTTTCACCACAAGCTATGCGCATCTTCTCCACTTCTCTACTACTCAAAGCCTCTCTGACCTCTGCCACATACCGGATTGGATCAATTGTAGCCATTGGATTGCGTGAAATATAGCCACGGTCATGTAAAAAGCCAAAAAAACTGCTGCAAATCAAGCGCTTATGATCCTTGGTGCTGCCGCTGATCTGTCTGGCCGCTTCATATGCATTCAAGCAGTTTACAATATCGTCACCCGTAATTTCCTGCACCGGCTTGCCTGTATAGACTAGAAGCTCACGCAGGAAGCTGCCATACTGCCGGATAGTGCTTTTGGAGTATCCACCAAACTGCAGTCGAGCCATGAAGATATCATATTCCGGCCAGGTTACAATCTCTGTGCTTAACCCTGTCTCTCGTTTGCTCACCTCGTAATCCCGTAATACTGATGATAATGCCCCGTCAATCACCTGCAATGCTTCCCGATCCAGTTGGTTACTGAGCTTCGCCAGCAATTCATCTTTTAGTCTTACTTCATCCATAAAAAGAACGCCTCCTTCCGATATTTTGTACTTACATCATATCGAAAAGGGCGCCTGTCTGCTATGCACTTTACTGTGCACAATAACGAGCTCAAAGAAACCAGTAGTAATTTAGATAACCGTATAGGTGTTGGCGAAAAGTTTACATCAGGTACTCTATTAAATATCATAAAACAAATGTCTGAT